TTATGATAGTGCCCTTCTTCTAACCGACGTTTTTGGCAGCAATGGTGTTAACTCTGCACCTCCTCTTGGCAGTGCTCTAAAAGAGACTGCTGATGGTGGTTCAACTGACACTGGTGCTACAGCAACCACTGGTGTTTATCGCTACGGAACAGAAGACGTTCCACCTCTCCCTTTAGATAACCAGAGAGAAAAAATTGGTCTATATGACGAGATCATTGCTGCTAAGCGTGTTACCGATGCTTACGCAAGAACTGTTGTTCGCCGTTATAACTGGGATCTAGTTGCTAACCCCAAGTTTGACATGTGGAAGCCCGACTACTCTGCTACCCCTGGTGGTGGTGGTCAGATCGGTAAGCAATCTGCAACAGGTCAAGAAAGCATTGCAGATGCTAAGTTCTATGTAATGAACTCTGCATATGAAGTATTCAAGTGCATCTATAATGGAGAAAATCCATCAAATGCAACTGGTCAGAATGCAACCGAGGAACCATTGACATCTGGTGCTAACTATGATGCTGCTACTGGTCTTTATACAGAGACCACTGGTGCTGGTTACATCTGGAAGCACATGTATACCATCCCAACTGATGATGTTCTAAAGTTCCTTTCTTCGGACTTTATGCCAATTGTTCTACCAGCACAACCTTCCAGAGTTGCGGTTGCTGGTCTAGCAGTTGCTGGTGCCATTGATGCAGTTCTCATCGAGGGTGCTGGAAACAATCTACCCGCATCACAAACTCTATATGTAGGAATTAAAGGTGATGGAACAGGCGGTGTAGTTGAATTTGCAACTGATGGAACTGGTTCTATCACATCTGCATCAATCGCTGCTCGTGGTCAAGATTACACTTATGCTAATATTCTTCTAGGAAATGGCAATCTTTACAGCGATCAAGCTCTAACTTCTGCTGTTACAACTCCAGCAGGTGCTACTGGCGCTCTAGAAGCAATTCTTCCTCCTCAAGGTGGACATGGTTCAGATCATGAAACTGAACTAAATGGTAAGCGCGTTATGACAAACATCCGCTTAACCTATGCAGAAGGTTCGGGTGACTTCCCAGTTGATAACGATTTCCGTAGAATTGGTATTATCAAGGATCCATACAACTATGGAACCACCACATATTCTACTTCAGATACTCTATCTGGTCTAAAAGCTGTTAAGATCACAGGTGCAACTGCTGACTTCATTCCCGATGAGACAATTACTCAAACCGTAACGGGCGGAACTGCAAAAGGAACTGTAGTTTCATGGACTCTAGACAGTGGTTCGACAACTGCAGGTGTTCTTAAGTATATCCAAACAAATGATGCACACACTGATCAAGGTGTTGTAAGAGCATTTGAAAGCAATGGTTCTAACGTAATTAGTGGTGGATCATCTGCTGCTGACGGAACCGTTGATACAGGATACTCAAATACACTCCTAGGTTCAACCTTTGCTTCAGGTTTAGCAAATCCTGAGATTGAAAATAATTCAGGTGACGTAATTTATATCGAAAACCGTCGTCTAATCACTCGTGCTCCTGACCAGATCGAAGATATCAAACTAGTTATCGAATTCTGATCTAAATTAAATATTATCAAGTCCCCCGAGAGATCGGGGGATTTTTTTTATCTCTACTAAATACTAGGGACTAGTGACTAGTATTTGGCGGAGCAAGATGCCTCAGAAGACTAACCTAAATGTAAACCCTTACTACGAGGACTTTGACGCGAGCAAGAATTTTTATAAAATTCTCTTTCGTCCTGGTTACTCGATCCAAGGTAGAGAATTAACACAACTTCAATCTATCTTACAGAATCAGGTTGAAAGTTTTGGAAGATATGCATTTAAACAGGGTCAACTTGTGATCCCTGGTGAGGTAGGTCTAAACACAAAATTAGATTATGTAAAACTTTCTTCTGTATCGGAAGTAGCAATCAATGATGGAAATGATATTGTATATAAGAAGTATGATATCACTCAGTTGATTGGTCAGCAACTAAGAGGTTTGACTTCTGGTGTTAAAGCTACTGTATTAGCAGCGAATCTTGCTACTGGAAGTTCAGCAGATACTCTGTATGTAAACTATACAAATAGTGGTAACTCAAACTCAGAAGAGACATTTAGACAAGGTGAGACACTAGAAGTAATTGATGGCGTCAATACTCCATTGATGGTAGTTGGAACTGATGGCAGTGTTCTACCAACTAGCATCAATGTAACTGACCCAGATAGTGGTTTAACAACTGCACTTGATAGTCCTGCAATGGGTTATGCTTCTGCTGTAAAAGTAGAAGAAGGAATTTATTTTGTAAATGGTTACTTTGTTCGTAACCAAGAACAGTTGATGGTTATCGATGAGTATTATAACAAACCATCTGCAAAAGTTGGATTTACAATTATTGAAGAGATTGTAACTCCAGAAGAAGATTCTAGTCTATATGATAATGCTATTGGTTCTTCAAACTACACTGCTCCTGGAGCACATAGATTAAAGATTTCTCTTGAATTGAGAGAGTTTGCATTAAATGCAATTACAGACAAAAACTTCATTCAGTTACTAACAGTATCAAAAGGAGTTGTTCAAAGAAAGGTATCTCCAGCAGATTATACTCTTCTGGAACAAACTTTAGCAAGAAGAACATTTGATGAAAGTGGAGATTATGTTGTAGATAATTTTGCTATTGATGTCAGAGAGTATGCCCAGAAAAACAATAACATGGGCATCTATGCAGTAGACGAATTTGGATTCTATAATGGATTAACAGAATCTGAAGCATCTAAGAAAATGGTTGCCAGTGTCGGTCCTGGTAAGGCATATATCAAGGGTTACGAAATTGTCAACAAAGAAACTAAGTATCTTGAAATTAATAAAGCAAGAGAAAGTCTAAGAAGTGATAATGTAACTATTAAAACAAGAGGACTTCCAACGTATACTATTTCAAATGTTTTTGGAAGTGTTCCTCTAAACAAAGAAGGGTCTCAACTAACAGCATATCCAACTGTATATCTGTATTCATTATTCAATGATGGATATGTTGGTTTAAACGGAACTGAATCTGATACTGATTATAGACAAACAATTCAGAGAAGAGGATTGTTCTATGATTCTAACATTGGTATTAAAACAGTAACGTTAGAAATTGTTGATGTTAATATTCCCATTACATCGATTACGCCATCAGAACTAGAAACCACATTTGCAAAACTTTGGTATGTCAAAACAAGAGCTGGAACTAACGTAGTATCTAGTGTAGATGTCTTATCATATACTAAAGTTTTCAAACCACTAAAAAATCCTGGCACAGCGGAAGAATCTAGATTTTTTGAGGTTACTGTCTCTGGTTTGAAATCAGATTTAGATAATGTTTTTAAAGAGTATGATGAAAGTTCTCAAAACAAAAAGAGAAAATTATTCTTAACACAAGCAGATGCAATTGGAGATGAAAAAGAAGATCTGACATCAACGACTTTTGCAAATATTATTGATTACAGTAATACAATTACTCCAGTAGTTGGAACTGCAAAACCAAGTAATTTCTATTTGCAACAAAGAGGTGATGGATTCAATCCAGATTCCAATATTGTAATCTCCAAAGGAATTCTTCCACAAGGAACAGAAGCTTACAATGCTAAGTTTGGTTTCTCTTATTTTGATCCTCAATTCTTCACAAAATTAACACTAGAGTCTCTCCCACCAGCAAATTCCTATGGAATTGGTATTTACGTTTATGGTATAACCAGTGGAGCATATGGTGTTGTTGAAGGTGCTCCTGGCGGAGTGTTCTCATCTGGAAGAACTCTGTTTATCAAAACTCTTTCTGGAAAATTTGTTCCAGGGGAAACGATTAGAGATGAAGAGGGCAACCTTGTAAAAATTGCTCAGGAAAATACTCTATCACACTTTATTGTTCAGAACAATGGTTTAGGTTATCCATCGACATCATCTATTGTTATTGATGGTGTTACTTATGATCAATCTAAAATTGAAATTGGATTCCAGGGACAAGGAATTTATAAAGTAGAAATTATTGATAGAACATCCGTAACAACTCAATATAGCAGACCACCTGTAGTAACTATCGATTCTGGAAGCACGACCCCAACTGATCGTGCTGCAGTGGTTCCAGTTCTTCATAAGAATACTGTAATTACCTACACACCACAAAATGTAAAATCTCTTGGTTGTTCATATGGTTCTGGAAATGCAAACAAATTTACATCCGATATTGTAATTGATGATAGATCTTTTGCAGAAATTACTCCTGTAACAGATTTTACTTTCTTTGGTTCAAAAGGATCTAAGTTTCTTGAGTCTACTAGTTTTAGTGCAGATGCAAGTTCTGTTCTTCAGCAAGGTGATCTTGTTCAGTTCTCTGATGCATCAAATAATACAATTAGAGCAATTGTTCAATATGCAACTATTCAACAAGGTTCAGCAAAAACTAGAATCTATCTAGATGAAACTTTATATGATGATGTAACTAGCACAACAGTTGTTCGTTTGCGTCCTAAAGTTTCCAATTCAAACTCAGGAACATTACTATTCCCAACTGGCAGCAAGCAGGTATCTCAAATTTCTGCTGGAACTGATGATAGTAAGATTAAGTATTTCTTCCGTAGAGATTTTGTAACTACTGGATCTACTGGTGGAGGATTAATTACTTTTGCGGCACAACTTCCATTTGGAACACAAAGATTTACAGCATTTAACGAAGCAAATTATATTGTAACTGTTTTGAATAAAAACAGTGCTGATCTAGTTGAAACTGGAGATATTGTTTATATTGATGCAGATGATGTTCAAATTACCTCATCTACTGATAATTCCAGTGGTTTAACTTCTGGCAGCATCCAGTTCAATTTACCAACATCATATTTCAATACCAATTTTGAAGGAGAGTCAAATTATGTTGCTCCAGAGTTAAAGCTTTCAGCAACTTTGGAAGTAACAAATGCAAAACCCAGACTCAAGACTTCGGTAAAAAATAAGAGAATCGTAGTTGATTCTGCTGGCGATAGAGTAATTCCTCTCAGAGGAACTGACTATGATAGTGATGTTGTAGAAACACTTTCATATTCCGATGCATATAGACTAAGATATGTGTATGAAGGAACTAGCACACAACCACCAGAAATTGATAGTGCTGGCAATTTGGTTTCTGGAACCGATGTTACTAATAGATATACATTTGACAACGGTCAAAGAGACACAATTTATGATGTTTCTAGAATAGTAATTAAACCAGGATTTGAACCATCTGTTGGTCAACTTGTAATCGCATTTGATTATTTTGAACACTCCCAAGGAGACTTCTGCACAATCGATAGTTATCTTCACGAAGCTGGAGTTACAGAAGATGAAATTCCATCATTCAACTCTTCTGTTCTCGGTAATGTAGAACTTAAGAATATCATTGATTTCAGACCAAAAGTAAATAGTCAAACAATTGTTCCTGGATTCCAGGATACTTCTTCATTGGAAGTAACAACTAGTAACTTCACTGGTGCTGGTTCTGTAGTTGCTAGCACTCCTGCTCCCGATACTACACTAGAATATACATTCTCATTCAGTCAAGTTCAGTATCTTGATCGCATCGATGGTATTTTCTTGAATAAGAAAGGAGAATTTATTGTCAAAGAAGGAAACTCTTCACTAAACCCATCAAAACCAGATCCTGTAAAGGATGCTATTCCTCTATTCTATGCTTATGTTCCTGCATATACTAATACCAGCAGAGACGTAAGAATTACGCCTGTCGAGCATAAGCGTTATACAATGAAGGATATTGGTAAACTTGAGAAACGTATCGAGCGACTTGAGTATTACACGACTCTCAGCATTCTTGAGCAGCAAGCACTAAACATGCAAGTCAAGGATGAAATTGGACTTGATAGATTTAAGTGTGGATTTTTTGTTGATAACTTTGAAGCCCATAAAGTAGGTAACTTGGTATCCGCAGACTATAAGTGCTCTATTGATAGCAAGCAGTCTGTTCTTCGTCCACAATCAAAAGAAGATTCTTTCAATCTAACTGAAGTATACACAAGACAAGATCAAAGATCTGTTGCTGGATATCAAAAGTCTGGTAATATTGTCACTTTACCATTTAGTAAGATCAAGTTACTTGGTAATGACTTTGCATCTAAGACAATCAATCCAAATCCATTTGTTGTATTCCAGTATGTTGGTGATGGAAAAATTTCTCCAGAAATTGATCAATGGTATGACCAAAACATTGATCCTTTAGTTGTAGACACTAATACCAGCATCTTCAATATTTTCCTAGCAAAGGATGATTCGAGAGAAAGTTTCTCAAGTCTACATAATTCATTTATTGTTAATTGGGTTGGCAGTTCTTCATCATTTACAACTATCAATTCTCTTGGAGAGTCAAATACTACTGGAGCAAAGGCAACTGTAAGTGCAGCTTCTGTTGGCAGTTCGTCAAACATTAGTCCACAAAATAATGAAGTTGGAAAAGGTGTTCAATCCAAGTCTGTTGGAGAAAACTTAGTATCGACATCACTTCAATTCTTCGCAAGAACTCAACCAATTAAATTTGTAATTGGTAGACTTAAACCAAATACTAAGGTCTCTGTATTCTTAGAGGGAAGAAATATTAATCGTTGGGTAAATCCAGATTTGAGGTTTACTGGAATTGCTGGTAATTCACTATCCGCTTTCAATGGTGATATCATTACCGACGAAAGTGGCAATGCTAGTGGTTTAATTCTTCTTCCTGCTGGTCATCCACCAAGAGAAAATGCTACTTGGACTGGTGACGCAGGAACTGTAGACTACGATAATTCCGCAGAAGAATTGAGATTTACTGTTGGAACTTTAACATTTAGATTTACTTCAAGTGCTACTAATGCCGACAAAGCTACTGTAGATACTTATGCTGAGATGAAGTATTATGCTTCGGGAATTCTTCCTGAAAATCCATCAAGTATTGTTTCTACAAGACCTTCATACTTCAAGTCAAATGAAGGTGTTCAGTTTGTCGATAGCAATACAGATAATCCAATTAGACCAAACCCACTTGCACAAACATTTAAGGTTGAAAACTATGATGGAGGTCTCTTTGTAACTGGAACCGATCTATTCTTTAGCAAGAAGAGTTCAGAAGTTCCTGTAAAAGTATATCTAACAAACGTAGACTATGACAAACCTGCAAAGAATATTGTTCCTGGAACAGAAAAAACTCTGACTCCAGACACATATCTCAAGTGCTACGCAAATGGTAATGTTTATGTTACCAGAGGAGAGTATGTTGTTGGAACTACATCTGCTGCTTCTGGTCCTGTTTCTAAAATCTTTGATAAGAATGGCGTTGAATTAACTCCAACATCAACTGGCATTTACACATTGACAAACGAGCAAGTATATACACTTGTTCTAAGCAATCATAATGGTCGTTCTTTCTTGCAAAACGAAGATCTAGAAATTCCTTCAGTAACATTAGCAAATGCTACGGGCGGAACAGATCTTAAATTAACTATTGCAAAAGACAGTGGAAAACTTTCTGATATTAGGATTACCAATCCTGGTCAGAATTATGACAGCGCAGTTCTAACAATCGAAAGCCCACAACTTCCTGGTGGTTCTACTGCTACTGCTGCAATTAATGTTTCTGGTGGTAAGATTTACAATGCAGAAGTTTCATTCTCTGGTTTTGGATATACCGAAGCTCCTTCAGTTGTTATCAAAGGCGTTGGAAATGGCGCTGGAGGATGCACAGTTGAAACCTTCGTAGAGATTGATACCCCAGCAGTTAGAATGGGTGTTGCAACCGATTTTGAAGGTCTCACAGAGTCTACCACTCCAACTAGATTTGAATTTGATTACCCAGTATATCTACAAAATGATACTGAATATGCTCTAGTTGTAGAGACCGATTCAATCGACTACGAAATGTGGGCATCCAGACTAGGAGAGACTGATATCTCTACAAGCACCGTTATTACATCACAACCATCATTGGGTTCTGTTTATAAGTCACAGAATACAGAAAATTGGACTGAAGATATTTTCGAAGATCTTAAGTTTACTCTCTATAGAGCACAATTTGATATTACTAGACCAGCAGAGCTTCTACTCAAGAATACAAACCTTGGATACGAGAAACTAGATTCTGCTGCGTTTGAGACAAATGCTACTTCAGATTCAATTGCCACATCTAAGTTATTTAAGAACAACAATAGTGTAATCAAGGTCAATCACAGAGACAATGGTTTTGAAGATGGTGGAAAATCTTATGTATTTTTCAGAAATGTATCTGATGTTGGTGGAATTACATCCGAAGTTCTAAACACCAACTTATTTGAGGTTACAAACTCTGGTCTAGATTCGTATAATATTAGATCTTTAACCAAGGCATCTCAAAATGCTTTTGGTGGAGGTTCTATTGCATATGCTTCTTTCAATAGAAAGTTTGAAACTCTATATCCTCAAGTTCATTACTTAACAGTTACTGGAACAAAATTAGAAACTTTTGTTCAAACTACAAATGTCATTCCAGTTGATTCATCCACACAGAATTATACTTCATATTCTCAAACTGAATATGAAAAGACATTCTTAAATGAGTCACATTATTTCGACAACCAAAAAGTTATTGCATCCGAAATCAATGAAACTCTAAACAATATCAAGAGATCTTTAACTTATAAGATGAATTTGTCATCGACTGTTTCATATCTATCTCCAGTAGTTGACCTATCTAATGCTTCGGTTAAGACTGTCACAAACAGAATTGAAAATGCTTCTGGTCAAGAAAATAGATATGGAAGAAGAGACCAAATTCTAGAGTTCTATCCAGTATTCACATTCTCACTATCTACAACAACTGTTGGAGTAACCTATGAGAATCTACAAAGCATCAAGGGTAAGACATCTCAAGCTGCTGGTTCTATTGCTAAAGTAGATGGTAGCACAGTCTGGGTTAAGTTATCAACTAAGCAAGGATTTGTTAATGGCGAAGAAATAGAATTATCTGCTCAAACTATTGCAAATCCTGTTACGGTTGGTTCAAATCCATCTATGATTACACCCGTTATCAATAGTATCACTCAATCTCCTGCAGGAGAATCTATTACGATTGTTGCTCGTAACCCAGTTCCTTCTAACATTTCTCAAGTTTATGAGAATAGAATTACTGGTAAGTCGATCATCTGGAATAAAACAACCAGAGAATTGACTCTTAGAACAGATATCAATCCTATTAATGATGACTATTATGGCAGAATTATTGACAATAATTTGTTTGCTAGAACAAACGTAATTACAGATCAGATTCCAGATATCTTCCGCGTTGGTGATATTATTTCATATCCAAACCAACCAGATGGTGAAGAGTTCTTTATGGAAGTTTCGAAAGTAACTTATACCAATGGTGTTGATTTTGTTGAGGAGGATACTTCCAAGAATAGTTCCTCTGTTGCTAAGTATGTAACCAAAGAGGTTTACATCAATACTCCAGCAACTGCAATCAATGTTCACCTTCTTGCAAATGTTAAGAACATTTCAAATATTGAAGTTCTTTACAAATACAAGAGATCCTCAAGTCAAGAAAACTTTGACGATTCTGAATGGATCTACTTTAACGAGTCAGGAGAACCAGATTCTCTAGAGATTGCAAGTGCAGAGAACACAATTTCAAGTGTTGTCGAGAAGCAATCTTCATATCAAGATCTTAAGTATAGTGTTGGAAATCTACCAGAGTTTTCATCATTTGCAATTAAAGTTGTGATGAAAGGAGTAGATCCAGCATACGTTCCTAAGATCCAAGATATCAGAGCAGTCGCAGCGTTCTAATTTCCGCGTATGGGTTATATCAAAGTTAAAGGGCACGATGGTCTTGTCAGAGACGAGACCACAGGTGCTATCTTGAATCATAGCGATTCTGCCATAGAAGCTCGTCGTAAACAAAGACAACTAAATTCCGCGTTGGACGACATAAATATGTTGAAGAATGAAATCTCTGAAATTAAAACACTACTTAGAGAGTTAGTAAAAAATGCCAGCAATTAACGTCGCAAGAACTGATACCTTTGAACAGCAAAGGGTAAAGATTAACGAAATTGGTTCTCAGTTATTCAACGTTACTTCTGGTGGAAGTGACTTGTCAACTGGTAATTTGAGACTTGGTGATGGACTAGTAACATCACCAAGTTTAGCATTTGTCAGTGATGATTCTCTAGGTATCTACAAGAATGGAAATGGAGTTCTGGGTTTTGCCAGTGCTTCTAAAAAGATTGCTGACCTATCTTCAGCATCAACAAAATACTATAGAGACTTCATTATTGAAAAGAATAGTCTCGATGGTCTATATATTTCCATCATCAATAGCGGTGAAAATTATGACGGTGGTGACTATACAGATATCCCAGCAATTGGCGGAACTGGAGACTCGGCACTATTAGGATTTACCGTCGATGGTTTTACTGGTTCTATTACAAACACTGGAACAGGTTATACACCAGCAGCATATCTAAACATTCCTGTTATTGGCGGAAGTGGAACAGGAGCTACAATTGACTTTACAGTTCCTCAAATCTCAGGATCTATCACTAACGGTGGTATCAACTATACTCCAGGAACGTATAACGGAGTTGCACTACTAGGAGGAACTGGGGCAAATATGACCGCAGATTTTGAGGTATCTGCATTTGCCGCAACTGTAACTTCAGGATCAAACTATCCAAATGGTTTATTCAAAAGTATTCAATTAACAGGTGGTTCTGGAACTGGAATTAAAGTTAATCTACAAGTTCAGAATGGTGGTGTTCAACCTTTTGGTGGTGTTGATAGTAGTGAGTTTGTTTCAGTAACATCTCAATATCAAGTTGGAGATGTCTTAACTGGATCTATCAGCACAACTGGAACTCAGACTTTTATTGTTAAATCATCTCTTGGTAACAAGTATTTCCTTGACGGATTTGAGGGTGGCGATTTCTCTATCCTAAAAGGAAAGACATATGTCTGGAATGTCAATGATTCTACCAGCGATCAACATCCATTTTATATTTCATCAACTGCAGATGATACCAATTCTATTCTAGGATCTGCAGATGGTGTTACGTATGAGTTAAATGGATCTGTAGTTACTCCAGCAGATTTTCTTGCAAACTTTACTGCTTCTACTACCAGAACAGTAACATACGCAGTTCCAGCAAACCCAGCAAATGCTACGGTTTATTATAATTGTAGCGTTCACCCAAATATGGGTGGTGCTTTAACACATGCAGATCCAAACGTTCAGCAGGGAGGATTCCAGTTAGTAGTTGATACACTAGGTGGTGTAGTTGAAACCGCAACAATTGCAGACTCTGGAGATGGGCAATACACCCTAGGTGATGTTCTTACTGTTGATCCATTAGAACTATACGATCAAAATAATCTACAAGCTGCTGTAGAAGGTTCTGGATTCCAACTGACTCTTGGTGGAAATTTTGGTGCAATCGAAGAGTTAGATCAAATCTCTGACTTTGGAACTGGATATCAAGTTGGTGATGTATTAACTCTCCCATCTGCAGTTAATAACGTAACCACTTATGCTAGAGGAGAACTAGATTTCTTCGGATTGACATTCACTTCCAATGCTGGTGCAACAGCATTATCATGGAGTGGTTCTGCTACTGGCGCTACAAGAACAATTACCAATATTGTTCCTACCAATTCTGGAAACACATCAGGTAGTGGATTAACAATTACTGTTGATGTCTTGTTTGCTGGCGGTAACTCTTCTTATGATAATGTTACTATTACCGCAAATGGATCTGGATATCTCCCTGGTGATACTTTGTATGTTCCTGGTTCTCAGTTAGGTGGTGCTGACGGTGCTCCTGGTGGAGGAGGTGGTGGTAACGACCTCTTGATTTCTATTACTAATATCGAACTTGGAAATCCACAAATTAATATTGGAGATACTACAGGTGTTTCTGTTGGAGACGCTGTTGATCTTATTCAGAATATCAACAACCCAGGTCAAATTCCTGGAGGAACTGTCGTTCAAAGTGTTGACAGTGCTACCACAATTACGATGAGTGAGGCACCAACAACTCCTGGTGCTGTTGATCTTAAAATTACAAATCAAAATTTAACATACCTTACTGTTCCAGATACTAGCAGCATTGCTACTGGATTCTTAGTAGTATATCAAAGTGGTAACGGTCAGATTATTGATGGAACTACCGTTACTGGTATCATTGATGCTACTACGGTTGAGATTTCTATTCAGCCAACAACTCCTGGTGCAATGGTTGTTAACTTCGAACCAGAGTATGGTGGAGGAAGTGGATTTGCATATACTATTAATAAATTAGGTGTTATTCAAGAAGTAAGTGTTGTTGATGGTGGCAATGGTTATTCTGTTGGCGATATTCTTGGAGTAAATCCTTTTGACCTAGTTCAACCTGAAGTTTATGCAGTAACAAACTTACAAGTTGATAATATTACTTTTGTAAGTAATGTAATTCCAGATACAACTTTCTCAGTTGGAGATCAAGTTAGAGACGCTGGAGGAGGAATTTTAGCTTCGCAAGTCGATGTATCAACAACTGTAGCATCTGGCGCTGATGGTGTTTATTCTGGTGTAGCACAAATTGCAACTTCTGGATCTGGTGTTGGTGCTACTTTTGACGTTCAGAGAGATAACACTGGTGCTGTTCTTTCTGTCGTTATTACAACTGGATCTGAAGGAAGTTTCTATGCAAATAATGATACTATCACTCTCCCTGGTGCAGCAGTTGGTGGTTCAACTCCAGCAGACAATATTGTTGTTTCGGTTACAAGCGTTACAGATCCTGGAGATCCAGTAACTGTAAGAAAGGTAAAATCATCTGGCGGAACGATTGATTATATTATTATTGATACGTTTGGATTTACCGATGGAGGAGTTCTTGTAAAAGATAATGCTCCAACAGTTGGATATGATATTGATACTGTTGTTGTTGAGTATCGTTATTATATTGATTTGAATGATGGTAACGGAGCTCAATTAACTCCAAGTTGGACTATGTATGCTGGTAATAGTTACCAGTTTGATTTGAGTGATGGATCAAATGGTTCTCATGTATTTGCACTATCTCAGTTTAGAGATGGTATGTGGGGACCAAGTAGATTTGAGGGTGTAGTAACTACACTATCAACCGTAAGTCCTGTTATTACTGTCAATACAACTACAGGTATTCTTCCTGGAATGGTAGTTGTAAAAGAAGATGGAGATGGCATTCTTGCTGATGGCACTACTGTTGTTAGTGTTGATAGTCCAACACAGTTAACTCTAAGTTCTGCTGGAACTACCGCTGGTGCTATTACTGTTACCATCATGGGTGCAGAATATACAACTGGTGTAACTAGAGAAGGAGATACTTTAACTATCAAAATAACAGAGTCTACACCAACTCTTTATTACTACTGTGCTACTGATAATTCAGATCACATAAATGAAGGTGGCGAGGACAATGAAGAAGCTGTATTAACTATTGATCCCGTAAACACAAAGACGTTTGGATCTGGATTCCAGTTACTTGTTACTGATGTAGCAAGAGAGGAAATTGTTAAAGGTGAAGTTCTGACGGGTGAATTCACTTGCACACTTTTAACAACACAAGATATCAATTCTCCAGAAGGAACAATTAATGCTCTAACAGGATCCACAGTTGAATCTACAACCAGTGTTACAACACCACTATTGCAACCAGCTTCTGGAAACTTAGACATTGCAGTTAAAGTTCCAACAGTTGATAGTGTCAATGTTACAGCATTAAATCTAAACTTTGGTGCTGTTGCATTGATTGATTGTCAGGTTGGAGACTTTACAACTGCTGGTTATGTAAGCACCCCCGAAGTCAGGATTGGATCAAACTTGAAGATTGAAGATGTAACATCTTCAATTAGTTCTTTCAACACTCAGGATATTAATTTTATCCCAGACTTAGGAAGAATCGTTAATATTGATACTGTTACTGCACTTGCAGTTCCTGTTGGTAACACAAACGAAAGACCACCAGCTGGTATTGTATTGGACGGTTGTATTCGCTTTAATACAGAAACAAATCAATATGAAGGTTACTCATCAGCAACCCAAGCATGGTCTTCTCTTGGTGGTGTTAGAGACCTAGATGGCAACACCTACATTCTTGCAGAAGAAACAATTGGTGCGAACGATAATACTCTATGGTTTATTAACGATGATGTGAATACCATCAAGGTGTCTCCTCAGCATCTTGAATTCGTTAACATGAAGAAGATTCGTTCTGTTAACGTAACCGCTCCAGATTATGTTAATTGGAATGCTAACACTCCTGTGTTAGTAGGTGATTATCTCAAGTATAAGAACAATCTTTATGAAGTTACTGTAGCAGGAACTACAGCAACCTCTGGTAATGAACCAACTCACACCACTGGAGCTGCTATAAATGGTTCAGCAGAACTGACTTATTGGGGTCTAGCAGTTGCTCCATTGACATTTGAAGATATTGAAGAATTGAGAGTTGGTCCTCTTGGTGGTCTTCCCTTAGTAATCAATGGAGATCTAAGACTACTACAGAACAAAGTAACTACGGATATTAATGATCTTATTCTTCAACCAAATACTGGTAAGAAAGTTACTATTAGTGCTGAGACTACATTAACTCTTCCTGTTGGAACTGACGCTCAAAGAGGAACTGCAGCGCAGGGTGGTGTTCGTTTCAATACATCATCATTACAATTTGAAGGTTATGATGGAGCGAACTGGGGTTCTCTCGGTGGAGTTAAAGACGTAGATCAGAACACTTATATTATTCCAGAACTTTCTCCAGGTTCCAATGAAAATGTTCTATACTTCTATAATGATGGTAGCAACACACTTCAGTTAACAACTACTGCTCTTGATTTCTTTGATGTTGATACTATTAGATCTGTAACCTCAGCAGAGTTTGAAATTACTGCAAGTTTGATGACATTCAATCAAGCAGAAACAACACTTGATAACACTGCAGCAGATAGAACATTCCTCCATACTAGCAAACAATACTTTGATCTAGGACTTTCATCTGGTGTTAGTGTCGATCCTGTCTTAAGATTAGATGATCAAGGTGATGTTTATCTGAATACTACATTTGGAACTGGAACATTCACTGGAGTCAAAGTATTTGACGGTGAGTTGAAAGAGTTTGAGTTAGCAGACGTAAAGATCCTTACTGAAAAAATCACTCTTGTCAAGGGAACTTCTAACAATGGTAACTCCATTCTTTACAACACAACAGTGGAGAAAGGAGCAAGAACAACTGTTGCTGCAGAAAATCCATCTACTGGCGAAAGAGAATTCATAGAGTTTGGCATTATAGATAATGGTGTTGACGTATATCATAGTGAGTATGGTAACCTAAGAACAGGCAACCAGCTAGTCATCCCAACATTTGAAATTACACCGCAGAATGAAGTCAGAATTAATGTTGAGTTGGGTGCAGACGTTGCTCCAACAGAGTCTGTAATTATTACCTTTGTTTCAAACATCACTAAGAGATAAAAAATGGCAACTACAAGAGAAAAGTTTGATTCTGTTGGTGGATTTTCTATCGACAAGACCGTCGTTGTTGACGAGCTTAGAAATGCAAAAGATCTAAACACTCTAGAGATCAAAAATTCATTTTATTCGGATAGCAAGATTACCAATTACATTTTGCGAGGACTGAATACTTCAGTATTGCAATTGGATGATGTTGGAACTCAGATTACTATTGATAACAATACTTTGAATTTTATTACTGGTAGAATTATTTGTGCTAATCCTCTAGGAACTGTTCTATCACTTAAGATTGAAAGCACACTTTTTTGTGATGCTGTTGGTGCTACTACAGTTCTTTCAAGCATGACTACAGTAATTAAGGATGATATTCCCTCAGGTCAAACGTGGGATATTGCCCCTCTTGGATCTACTAATAGGTTTAGTTACACAACAACCAGAGCAGGAACAACCAACAATCTTAAGTGGGTAGCATCTACGGAAGTTGTCAGCATCGAATGGCAGTGATGCTAAATATAAAAGAGGATAAACGGGTCAGGAGCTAGTTGGCACCATGAGTTTTAACATTAATTCCGATAAAGAGAGAATTAGAGGTTCTAAGCCACAGATTATCGGTGATAATGAGGTTACTATTAGAAGTGGGGTAGATGCTTCTGAGAAGGAGATTCTACGAGCACAATTAGATTCTGAAACGAGTTTACCTCGTGTTGGTATTAACAGAACGGGACAGCGTGTAAACAACATTGAAATCACCAGCGGTGGTTCTGGATACACTGTTGTCCCAACTGTAACAATTGATCCACCAACAACTGCTGGTGGAGTTCAAGCACTTGCTTCCGCGTTTATCTTCAACGGAAGAGTAATCAATATCGCTATCAACAACCCAGGTAGCGGATATACACAAAAACCAAATGTATTAATTACAGGTGGAAATGGTGCTGGTTGTATTGTAGAAGCATTTCTAGATACCGTTGATTACGAACTTGATATTAACGGTGCTATTAGAACTTCTACGTCTATCATTTCGGACACGGCAAGAATTCTAAACCTGGATATTGACAACTTCGTTACTCCAGACGCTGCATTCAGAGGTCCAAACCTCAAAACATTTGTCAATAACACAGGTATTCCCTGGGCTGATAATGTCATCATTCAGAAAGATTCCTACAGATATTTTGGATCTAACGTTTATCAAGCATTAAATTCGGGTCAGACTGGAGATCTAGCACCAGAACATCTAGATGGCATTGAGCTTAATGGCGAAGTTCAATTCAAGCACATTGGTTTCCGTGTAGTTGATTCAAATGCTTTTGGATATAACGAAACTGGTGATGCTGGTGTATTCCCAAGATCTATTACTCCACTACTAGGAGACAGATCAGACAAGATTGCAACTACAGAATACGTCCTCAATCTAGCAACAAATGACGTTGGTGGTCGTATCTATGTTTCACAGCAGATTGGTAGTGACCTAAATGACGGTCGTTCTGCTGTAAACCCTGTTAGAACAATTAAAAAAGCATGTCAGTTGGCATGGCAAACTCCTGGTGTTAAAGAAACTATTATCGTTTCTGGTGGTGATTACGTAGAAGACAACCCAATCTCAATTCCACCAGATGCTTCTATTGTTGGTGATAACCTTCGTTTGGTAATCATCAGACCAGCTAACCCTGGTAAGCACATCATGAAGTTCGGTGATAAGAACTACATTATTGGTGTAACTTACAGAGACTTTATTGATTCTAACGGAGATCCAGTTCATACCTGGGACTTTGCTATGGTCTTT